TTTGCAAAGAAAAATAATATTACAGTGTTTTTAAATGCTCATGGAGTAACAGAAGCATTAAGAAGAACACATCCTAAAGGTCATGAATATGAAGGACTACCTATGCCACTTAATATGGCAAGTGTAGAAGGAGGAGGTAAGTGGGGTAATAGATGTGATGATCTGATTTGTATACATCGATATACATCTCATCCAACAGATTGGATTTATTCTAATCTTTATATATTAAAAATAAAAGAAATGGAAACAGGAGGAAGATGTACTCCTTTTGATGAACCTATAAAATTAAAAATGCTATTAAATAATATAGGTTTTACTTTCATGGATAAAGAATTAACAGAAAAAACAAAAGATTTATTATTTTGATACTTATTATATTACTTGTTATAACTACAATATTTGTCATGATTGGACAAGTAAAACACGCTGACATATATATTGCACTTATAAAAGGTTTTATGATGGGTTTCCTATATCACAAAGAACAATATGATGATGGATTTGACGAATACACACTACAGTGTTGTGTTGGTTTTATAAATGTTACTGTGAAATGGGAACAGCAAAGTGGTTAGAAATAGTTGCAAAACAACATAAGGAATGGATCAGAATTGTTAATGGTTTTGGCGAGTATGATTATGCAGAGGACATTGTACAAGAAAGTTATTTAATATTATATAAATATGCTAAACCAGAGAAAGTTATTGAAAATGGGAATATACGTAGGGGTTATATGTATTTTACTTTGCGTACTACATATTATCTTTATTATAATAGCAAGCGTAAAGTTAGGAAAGTTTCTATCGATGATGGTATCCTTCAGTTAGAAGATACAAATGACTTAAGAGAACAAGAAGCTTATAATAAAATTTGTGAAAAAATTGATGAAGAAATAGAAAATTGGCATTGGTATGATAAAAAATTATTTATTTTGTATAGAGATACACCAATGAGTATAAGAAAAATTGCATCAGAAACAAAAATAAGTTGGGTTAGTATATTTAATACATTAAAAAATTCAAAAAATATAATTAAAGATAAATTATCAGAAGATTACGAAGATTATAAAAACGAAGATTATGAGCGATTATAATACATTTAAAGCAAATTTTGAATATCATAAAGCTAGATCTGAAAAAGGATTTGGTGATACTGTTGAGAAAATAACAACAGCAACAGGAATAAAAAAAGTAGTAGATACAGTAGCAGATGCGTTAGACGTAGACTGTGGATGTGATAAAAGAAAAAAGAAACTGAATGAACTTTTTCCTTATAGAATGCCTGAATTGTTTTCAGAAGATGAATATAATTTTTTAAAAGGTATATTTGAAAATGAAACAAATCAAATAAAAGATACAGCAAGAATACTTATAATATATAACAGAGTATTTAAAGACAATAAGAAACCAACTAGTTGTAGTCCTTGTTTTGTCAATGGGGTTTACAATAGGTTAAAAGCAATTTACAATGAATACAAATAAAATGGAACTAATAAAAGAACTAGAATATCTAACAAACTACGAAACACTTGGAAATAAATTAATCCAATGGGGTAAACAATCAAATAATAAAGACATTAAGCTTTGTAAAACATGTTTAGCAGAGATAGGAATATATGTAGCACACTTAGAATACGAAAGAAAAACGTATGATAAAACTATAGAATCATATAGATCTGATAAAATTAGAGCTTTAGAAAGAGCTAGAAGAGTTGAGAAAGAATTACAAGAAGCAAATAAAATTGTAAAAAAATATAATCAAAGTAAAAAATTAGGATTATAATTATTAACTTTATATAATACTTTTTGTAATTTTTCTGAAAGTTGCTCATCGCTCTGATTAATTTTTTTATTAATGGATTCTTTTAGGCGATCTATCTCCTCATATAAAAATATCTTAAATTCTGAGTGCTCATTATATGACATAATATATTTCTCTAATAAATTTCTCTGTGACTCTGATAGTACACCCTGATATTGATCATTAAATTTATTAATAAAATTATTAATCGCTAGGTTGTTAACATTTGGAAAAGGCTTCTTCTCTTCTTTTTTTGAAAGAGACTCTACCAGCTTTTGTTCTGCA